TCTTTGCAAGCAAATTAACCATTTTTAAATCTATTTGTTAGTAAATATAGTAGGAGAATTAATATGAAAGTCATAAGAAACACTAGTATGCAAGGGCTTACTATCTCCTTCGGAACACCCGAAGGCGTTAAGAACTTTTTCTTAACTCCTAAGCAGCAAATAGAAGTTCCCTCTAGCTGGAAAAGTAGGATTGCTGAAAACTTAGTTCATCGGAGAATGGTTAAGTTAACTCACATTCCTGATCCAACCCCATCTCCCGTAGTCCAGTCACCACCAACTAAAAGGTTTAAAAGCCCAAAGAGTAATTAGTCATGGCAATACCAACCAGTCCATCTGTTGTAGTCCTTGAAAACGATGTTTCAATTTACACTCCAAACATTAATTCAAGTGTTGTAGGTTTAGTAGGGTTCGCTAATAAAGGTCCGGTGAATGAGCCGACCTTAATTACGAGTCAAGAAAATCTTATTAGATTGTTCGGTAAGCCGGACGTAACCCTTAAGGGTCAAGGTATTGAAGGTGCTTTAGAAATTCTAGAAGCTACCAATCAACTTTACTTTGTAAGAGGTATTGACCCTGATAAGACGTTAGCATACGCTTCTGCCACTGTAGCTGTGGGAGCTTCTCCTGCTCTCGTAGTTAGCGGATACGATCCTGCTCTACCGTCTTCGATATACTATTCAATTACTGATAACGCTACTAACACTGCTGTAACTGCTACGGTTACAATCGCAAGCTCTACGGACTTCACAACCTCTAACGCTATAATTGAAAACGCTTTTAACCCTTCTATTACATCAGACCAAGACGTGTTTGCTTACATAGAAGGTAGCGATCTTTTCTTAGCTTCTAAGTTTGCTGGTTCGGGTGCCACTCTGCAACTATCTGCTCCGGCACGTATTGGTTTCCGGTCGGTTGATATTTCTGGGGTGGTTAGTGGTACTGGTGCCGCTAGTAACATTACGGTTAACGGCTACACCTCTTCTGATGTAGGTTTGATTGTAAACTCAATCTACCCAGGTTCGGATTATAACTTAACTACTCTTAGAAACGGAAATGCTCAAGGGGTATCTATTGAAATTGAAAATCTATCAACTAGAGATCGTATAGGTATCAATAGTGATGGCGCATTAGCGGAGTCTTTCAATCCAATTCAATTAGGTCCTTCAGGTGTTGACTCCGTCGAGTTCATATTAAACTCAACACTAATCAACAATCAATCTGAGTATGTCTTCGCAGAACTTGAAAAGAGTACAAGCGCATATTTGGCTCCTAATCAATTTGGATCAAAGGCTGATGCAGCAGGGTTTGGAGGTTTCGGTCAGACTGCCTCCGATGGTACTCCAAGGTTCTTAAAAGTTATAGAAGGAACTTATGGTCTTGCTGATGGAGAAAGTGGAGGTGCGTCTGCTACTCATCTAATTGGATCAAAGACTACTAAGACAGGTATCTATGCTTTAGACGATGATGGTTTAAATATCTCTATCGGGCTGATCCCTGGCATCACGGATGATTCCGTTCAGAATGCTTTCATCTCTCTAGCTGAGACTTCTAAGAACTTCATGGCAATTGTATCCCCTCCATACGCATTGAATGAAGTTCAAGAAGCGATTCAATGGATGAACGGTCAAGACCCATCAAGCAGAGTAGCGGCTCTCAATTCTTCTTATGCTGCTGTTTACTGGCCTTGGGTTCAAGTATTCAATCCATTCGCTGGTAAGGAAGAATGGTATGATCCATCGATCTTCGCTGCTCGTCAGTGTGTCTTTACGGACAGCGTGAATGACCCTTGGTTCGCTCCTGCTGGCTTCCGTAGAGGTCGATTGACCAAGCCTACCAATACAGAAGTTAGAGTCAACCAAGGGGATCGTGATGCCCTTTACGTTAACAACATTAATCCGATTGCTAACGAGCCTCAAACGGGCATTGTTGTTTTCGGCCAAAAAACTGCACAACGACTTCCGACTGCTTTAGACAGAGTTAACGTGCGAAGACTGATGATTTACGTCAGAAAAGTTCTCCTTCAATTGGGTAAGCCTTTCCAGTTCGAGCCTAACGACTCGTTCACTTGGGAGCAGGTTACGGATGCTGTTAAGCCATTCCTCACCGACCTAATTTCTAGACGAGCGATTACCGAGGGTGCAGTAAAATGTGACTCTTCCACGAACACTCCATTGAGAGTTGACAGAAACGAACTATGGTGCTCGGTGACAATCAAACCGACGAAGGCTGCTGAGACCGTAGTATTTGAAGTGAACCTGACTAGCCAGTCAGCAACAATTAGCTAAGGAATAAGAAATGGTCTTACCTCGTACTAGTATAATTTCTGATGCGTTACAACGCACTACAGGAACTAACGGTCCTCTGCCGGAGATCTCCACGGATCTCGAAACGATTAGAACCTATCAGTTCGAAGTTAACTTTAATGGCTTCCCTGGTATCACCAGTAACCAAAATGTCCGAGGCGATGTAACTGTTGCTGCGAAACAAGTTGGTACAATCTCGTATGGTGTTGAGTCTCTTGCTCTCAACAGACTTAACGACAAGGTCCACTATCCTGGCAAAGTAACCTACGAGCCTGTTGAGATTACCTTTGATAATCTTCTCCTCAAAAACTCTACTGAAGCTCTATGGAATACCTTTAAGGAAGTCTACAGTCCTATTACGGGCAAGTCGGGCTACCGTGGTGGAAATGGTGTTTCCTACAAGGGTGAGAAGATGACAATCGTCGAGATGAACGGTGACAACGTCCCTGTGGGTGGTGTGGAGCTTTACGGTGTATACCCTGAGAAGGTTGTTTTCTCAGAGAAAAACTACGGCACGAATGAGTTCTCTACTGTTACAGTTACGTTTAGATTCGACTTTATGAACTACAGCAGAAGGGTCAATGGTGACGCTTCGGGTAGATTTGTAAATACGGCTAGACCTCAGGCGTAGCATAACCTAACCTCTATTAAGGTAGCCTTCTCTCTAAATATAGGGGGAAGGCTATTTGTCTATTATAAGTTATGAGAAAGGAAGACATACTCAAAAGCTACAGTAAAGTCCATAGTAGAGAACTAAGGTTGCTGGAGCAAGGTGAAGAAGAAATACTGCCGGAAGAGGAAAGCCTTCAGAGTAGAACAGCAGCAGCAGTAAGGATTCTCAATGGATTAACCTGGACTCAAAGAACTCCTACAGAGGATGGTACAGGCTCCTGGCAGGCTGTGGTTGACGCTGGGGTACCTAACAAGTCGGGAAAGACTACTAGGGATCTAAACTATAACACCGGAACAGGTAAACTATCAGGAACTCCTCCAAGGTTTCAAGCACAGGTTGTAGCGCAAGGTATACCAGCAGCGGGCACAAGTTGGGTTCAAGATTTAGGCCCTTCTTTAACTGCTAGAGGTGATGCACAGCAACAGTTTAAACAACTGCTTGGGCAGCTAGTAGGGGACACTGAAGTAACTAAATCAAAGTCACAGAGGAACATAGAAGATAAGATTCGTCCTGGAGGTGCCCTTGATCAGATTGATGATGTCTTTGATCCAGAGATAACTAAACAAATTAGAGCTAACCTGGAATCAATCTCTGAAAGCTTAGGACCTGTATGGGAGGGTATGTCTGAAGAGAACCATCAATCATATCAGAATACTATAGCGAACTTTCAAAAAGAATTTGTAGGATCTTCTAAACGTTCCTTTGAGAGCAAGCTTTTAACAGATAAAACCCAACTAGCTCTTGTCAATGGTGAATGGGTATCCACAACCAAGTCTCCCACCGCCTTGCAAAGTTTGTCAATTTCAGAAAGTGTTAAAGACTTAGTTTCATTAGCGGGTAGCGACAACCCTTCTCCTGAGCAATGTGAGAATATTACTAGAGACTTTGCTATCCAAGCGGGTACCGATAGAATTATAATTAGCCCTAAGGGAGATGGTAATGATAGGGTTCTGGCTCTGTCTTTTGCTGATCCTAAAAAGACTCTTAGAAACACCCTTATTCGTGCGAGCCGCAACTGTCAACCGTCTTTGGAGGATGCCGAAGATTCTATTAAGAAAGTAAGGGTTCAAGCTATCGATGAATCTGAGGGTGGGAAGGGTGATAACGCAGCGAGAGGGTTTGCTTTTGAAGATATCCTTGAGGTATTCTCTCTCATACAGATAAAGAAGGGTATGCAAGGGGAAGCTAGTGAAGAATTTAATAACGTTCTGATCAATAAATCAATGAAAGTTCAGGACAGGCTTAAGAAGCTAAAAGCAAGTTCCGAACAATGGGTTGAGGCTATTAAAGCTCAGGGACTTAGTCCAGCCCAGGCTCAGTTAATTCAAGAGGTTTACCAACTAGCTAGCGACATAGGTGATTTCAATCCACAGACCTTATTCGCCTCAATGATGTATCACTCAAAGAACTCTTTAGTAAAGAGAAAGCCGTCATTCATTTTCCCTGTTGGGACGGAGACTAAGAGAGGTAAGAGGCAAGACGTTTTAGAGGTTTACAAAACAAGAGAGGAGGCTTTAGCAGCAGCAGCGAGTATGGGTGTTGAATTAGAACCCGAGGAGTATTCTTCCTTAGATGATGCATTACGTGGAGAAGTGGGTATTCTTTCTTCAAAGGGTGATCAGCTAAAGCTTTCAACAATTCTAGAAAACGCCGGAGCTTTCGATGCCAATGTTCCTGTGTATACTATTAAAGTAAGTCTCAAAAACTACATGAAGTTTGAGGGAGAGGGTGCCCTAATGGGAGGGGGTATGAAGTCTACATTCCCCACGCTGTTAACGGCTACGGGTAGTGAGTTCGACGAACCCTTCATGCAGAAGATTCAGGAAATAGCAAATATCGACAATGTTCAAGAGTTCAAGAAGTACTCATATAAACTTCAAGCAATATCCAGAAAAATAAATGCTTTAGGAGACACCACATATACTAAATCCGGTAGAATTAAAACTGACAATCTTAAAAATTTAAGTGTAGTAGTTAGAGCGGCTGTGAAAGAGAATAACCTCGATATGACAGCAGCGGGTAAGTCACTTCAAAAGTCCTTAGAGACTTTTCAAAGAAGAGTAAAGATAAGCGGCCTAGGGGACTCTGAATATATTAGAGCAAAAGAATACACCTCTAGATACTTGGAAAGTTTTAAGTTATTTGGAGATCTTGATTCCGAAAATACTAATACTAGTAAGCTTGCTAAACAGTACTTAGCTGCTCAGATGCTTCATGCTGGTGGTTCTGACGATGATGAAACGTTGTGTGATTATAGAGGACTTAACTCTGATGAAGATTATATCTTCAAACAAAATGATCCATTAAAAGACGCTTGGAAATCAGTAATCTCTGGAGAGAAGGATCCTAAGGGCAATAGTTGGAATATTAAAACTGATTTACAAACGGGTAAATATGAATTAGTTATGGAAGGCAATAGTAAAATAAAAATTACTTTTGTTCCTCAAATTATACCTAGAAAATCTGGTGGACAGATTGTGGGGTATGCGACTCAGTTCCAAACGAGATTGAATAAGTCTGCTTTAAGATACTTCAATAAGATGATTAAGTCTCAAACAGAACAAACTAAAGTTAACGAAGCATTCAGACATGCCATGCTCGCACTATCACTCATCCAGGAAAAAGTTAACATCCTCGATGTTCAATAGATCTTCTAGTCTTGTCATAAGAACTTCCACCTCATTTACCATGCCTTTCAAGTAAGATCCCTGTATGGGAAGATTCACTGCGTTGGTTATAGCCAAGGGATCTCTACGATCTTGACCAATAAGTAATAAAAAATCTCTAGAACTTTTTTTAGAATCTCGATGAGCTTGCTCTATCATGCTACATATAATAGATTTGATATTGAATAAATCACTTACTTGTTCTTCATTGTATCCTTTCTTACATTCTATAATAAACTTGAATTTTTCTGGGGTAATTAAATCACCATATACTTTTAAGTATTCAGGTAATGTATGAGTAGTAGCAAATGCTCCAGAACCAGGAGTCCTACAGAACTCTTTAGTATCAAATCTTTCATTTAGCATCTTAGCTATCTTGTTCTCAAACCTGTTGCCCTTTGCTCTAGAATTAATCTTCTTTTTCTTTTTTAAAGGTGTTACGTCAAAATCATCCTTCATGAGACTATAATAGGCCATGTCTGAAAAAGTGTCGTTTAGTTTAGACAATACAAAATTCAAAATAATAGAGAGAGGTAGAGGACGTATGAAAATTCAAATTAAGTTTTCCAAAGAAGAAGCCGAAGGCTTTAAGAACTTTTGCATGATCAAGCCACCTGAGCTTGATGACGATAGCTTCTATAAGCAGATCTTTTTTGCTGGTTGTAACGCCATGACCGAGCAAATTACTAAGCTTGTTGAAGCACACCGTGAATCCAAAGAGGGTGAGGCTCAAGAAGAAACTCCTAAAACTGAATTAGCCGCCGAGGCTCAAGATGCCGAGAATAAAGAATAACTTCAAAGAGAAACGCATCAGAAATTCTAAACATTTAGATTCTGTTGTCTCGTCGAATATTTCAGAGAAGAAAACCGCGCACTATTTTATCACAAACAACTGGGATAAATCTTGCGAGTATTTCAACTCTAACTTACCTCAAGACGGTGATACCGATCTTAACGTCATTGACATCTTCGACATACCTAACTGTCTTGATGTAATTCGATCCTCAATTAAAGAGCAGCGAGAGACAATTTCAACCGCGTGCTTATTTAGTTACTCGCAACTTCCTATGTTGGTTGTGATTCATAAATCATTCCCAAGAGTTGTGAGTTATAATGGGTCGGTTGGAGCGGAACTTGGAATATAGTTCCCGCTCTTGAGGGCCTTGTAGCTTTCTATCTTCTCGTTGTATCGCTTCGCCTTCGAGTAGATAAGCCTCAAGTTGTTCAGAATTACTGTCGTAAAGTAATTGAACGCTTGCCCAGATTCCCTGTTGAAGTTACTTAGTACCTTTAGTATAAGTAAGAAGCACTCTTGTTTGGCCTCTTCATGGTCAACCCTGAACTTAAAAGAGAGCATGAGTCTGTCGATAAGCATATCGAACATGCCAAAGAGTTCATCCTCTTTGCTTTTGTCTCCGCTCTTGAACTGAGTGATCAGTTCTTCAAATTTCTTATTATCGATATAATTACTCACCTTCCTATCATAGTCTTCTAATGGATCTTAGTTTTAAAAAGCCGAACCCCAAGTGTTCTGGTTGTCCCGCTCTGAAGATGAATCTTCCTCGTCACACTATCCTTGAAGAGGAGATTGAGGAGGAGTGCGACATTCTATTCGTTGCGGAGTCCCCTAAGATGCATGAGGGGGATTGGTCACCCTTTCGCGCTCAGGAGTATTCAGTTATTATGAATCAACTTGCTGGACTCGGGATCCTTGATAAGTTTAAAGTAGGAATGACTACCGCTGTCAAGTGTCCCACCATCAATACTGATACTTTAAATCCTGAGATTAGGAAGGCATGTACTCAGCACCTGTATGACTCCATTGAGAGGTACAAACCAAGGCTAGTGTTCGCATGTGGCAAGCTTGCGACAACGATGCTTTATGGTAAAGCTACCTTAGAGTCGAGGGTTAGAGGTAAGCCCATCACCCTAGAGTCCCCAAATGGACACAAGTTCCCGGTAGTGGTCATTAAGCACCCTTTTGAGGTCGTGAGTGAGCCTAGGAACGCCTTTCTCTTCTCTACTGACATACGGAACGGTGTAAATAATATCCTCTTAGGGAAGTCCTCAGAGGTTCAGGTGGACTACACTTTTGCTATGAGTGTTAGTGAATTAAATGATGTTCGAGACACTTTCCTAGAGAGTAAGATGGACATGGCGATTGATATTGAGACCACGGGTTTGAATTTCATGAAGGATACTATTCATACGGTATCTATGACTCTTGTTGATAGGAACACTGGTGAGCTTGGAGGTACCCTCGTACTTCCCATTGACCACCCTGAGGCGAAGATAAGCTCCCGTGTTAAGGCAAGCTTTTTAGGTTTCATCGAACATATGATGAAACGAAGGGACATTAGGAAGGTCCTACAGAATGCGACCTTCGACCTTAAATTTCTCAAAAGGTATGGTGTGGAGGAAGTACATGACGTGTATGATACTAGGCTACTACAGCACCTCTATAAAGAGGATGTTCCGAAGTCATTATCAGATCTAGTATATTACTACTTTCCAGAGGAAGAATTCTAATGCTTACAGTTGAAGGAAAAAAGTTTGATTGGAAAAATATTCCACTCAACTTCTGCGTTGAGGGTAACGCAAAGGATACTTATGGTACGGCTCGTGTTTATCACAAGCTGCTACAAGAGTTAGAGGAACGAAAACTTGGTAAGCTTTACGAGAGATTAATTGCTCCTTTAACCATGGCTTTTAGAGACATGGAGTATGAGGGCCTGTTGATTGACCAGGACAAGCTTGAAGAGTTGGGTGCTCAGTTAGATAGCAGGATTGAGAAGGCTGAACGTGCCTTGAGGGATGCCGCTGATTTAGATGATGAGATCAATCTCAACTCAACGAAGGATTTGATTAAGATTATTTTCTCCTTAGAGAAGAAAGATAAGGAGAAGGAGTATACGGTAATTGAAGACTTTGGACTTGGACTGTATCCTTTTCATTTTACGAAGAAAGGTGCCCCTTCAACCAATGAGGAAACTCTAGTTAAAGTGGGTCAATTAGTGGGTGACGAGTTCACCTCAAGAGGTCTTAAAGATGAGTAACGAAGAAGTAAACATTGCTAAGTCAGTTCTTCACAACATGAGTGACGATGAGGTTAAGGCTGCTAAGGCATTCTTTGATCGGTTCTCTGAATATAAGAAGTATGTTAAACTAAAGTCTACCTATATTGATGGCACTCGTATCGCTCTTGGGAATACAGGCAACGGTAAGATTTATAGTTCGTATCGCATCGATGGTACCGTAACAGGTCGTATATCTAATTCAGGGGCTAATATTGAACGAGGTCGTAATGGCAAGATTGGAGTATCATTCCATACTCTTCCTCGTGAGAATCTAGATGTAAATATTCGTGATTACGTCGTTGCGCCTGAGGGCCATGATTTCATTACTATTGACATGAAGGCGATGGAACTGCGTGTTCTTGCCCATGTAGCTAACGAGCGGAACATGATCAAAGCTTTTAGCTCTGGAGTTGACCTACATAGTTACTCTGCTGGTCTAACCTTTAAGAAGGATCCTAAGGATGTGACGAAGCTCGAAAGGCAGATTGCAAAGGAGGTGAGCTTCCTTACTGTCTATGGAGGCACTGCATTTACTCTTGCTGCAAAGCGTAACATACCTGAACAAAGAGCAGAAGAAATCATTAACTCTTGGTTGAGTGCGTTTCCTGGAGTCAGTCGCTACATGGATAATGTTCAAGAGTATATTGAACAGTTCAAGTATGCGAAAACTATCTTCGGACGAAGAAGGAATCTTCCTAATATAGATTCACCTTTTAAGGGTGTGCGTCGTGAGGCATTCCGTCAAGGACTCAACTTTACCATTCAGTCGGCTGCTAGTGATATCCTATTGTGTGGTATGCTTGGAGTAATTAAGAAGCTTGAGGGCATGAATGCTAAGGTTGTAGCTACTGTTCATGACTCCATCGAACTCATCGCTCCTAAGGAAGAGACTAAGAGGGTAGTTGAGATTGTGAAGGATGAGTTGGAAAACTATCACTACCTAAAAGACAACTTCAACATCCAATTAAAGGTTCCCCTAGGTGTGGATGTTGAAGTTGGGACTAGCTTTGGTAACGGCGTTGAGTATGAGGTCTAGTTTTCAGTGTCGCCAAGCTTATCGTTTGAGCTATGCTTCTCTCCAGGCATGAGAGGAGCGAGTCCTCTCATAGCTCGAATCCTATTAGAAATTCTTTGAGCTTTTGCCTGCCGCTCGCTCTTCGCTTTCTTTTTAGCGATCTTAGCTTCGTGCCCTCGAACTCCTTGCTTGTTGACCTCAGTATCCGCAGAGGTAGGCTTTCCTTCTTTGCCATACCCGCCGTCTTTGGTAGCTCTTTTGTATAACTTCTTTTTTAAGTAGTCTGGATGGTTAGAGGATATGTTAGCAGGCACACCTTCCTTGTCATGCTTTCCACCACTTCTACCTAAAGATTTTCTACGTGAAGCTTTTTTCTTTCCACTTGTAGGCTGAGGATCTTTCTTAGCCTTTTCTTTCTTGTATACTTTAGAGTCTCCTCCACCCCGCTCAATAGAGGCAGGGGTGGTTTTCATAGGATCCTCTTCCTCAGTGAGAAGAGTTTTAATAATGTTTAGGAGATTATCCATATTAATTATCTTTGTGGCTTAAACATGTTAAGAACTCTTTCAGAAAGAGCCAAGCGAGCTTCTGCAACTGCCTTTCTGGTAGCTCTAGCTGTTTTCTTTTCTGCGGCGGATAATCTACCCGCAAAAGCACCCTTATTTTTAGCTGCTCCAGCAGCGGGTCTTAGGTTTGCTTTGTCACCACCTCTTTGTTGCTTACCTTTCCTGTCCCTAGCGAGTGCAGCCATATCGTTACTGACTCTGCCTTTCCGTACCTTGGCGTTACCCTTTTCAGAGGCACCGAAGCCACGACCAGCCTTTTGATCAGTCTGCCTCTTCAACTTAGCAGCCTTAAGACGATCCATTCTCTTGTTCTTTTCTGCGGCTGAGACGTAAGTGACTGGTTTACCCTTTGAGTCAATTTTAGCCTTCACACCATCGGCTTCTTTCCCATCACCATACGAACGCCCGGCTTTCTGTGCTGAGGTTTGAGGGCCTGTTTGCTTGAGTCTTGGCTTGGATTCTTCACTTCCTTGAGAGTCTCGCCCTCGTTGGGAATCTTGTCCTCGTTTCTTGGGGACAAACCCACCCTTGTTAAGGTCACCACCTCTTCTAATACCCGCCCGGTCTAGGTTTCTGCCTCGTGCTCTTCTTTTAAAGCTGCGATACTTGCGGTCGCTTGCGTCTTCTTTGGAAGTAGTCAAACCAAACTTACTTCTTAAGCCTTTTAAAAACTCATTCAGTTGTTCTTCATTAAGACTAGAATCGATACCCTCTTCAACGCCTTCGTTAGTTCTAAATCCGTGGCCCGTACCCCAGTTAGCAAGGCATTCAGAAAGTAGTTGATCGATCTCATCATTCTCCAGGGACTCGTGATAACCTTCGCGCTCTAGCTGGTCATTGAAGATATCTCCTAGTTCCTCAAGGGAAATTTGACCGATCCTTTCTTGAGTGGTCTCACTTTCTAGTAGGTCTTCTGATTCGTTAATCAAAGGGTACTCAAGTTTAGCGATTGCTTCTGAAATTGGATGGTAGCCTTCGATAAGCTCATCTAGAATTTCAAGTTTACTTTCGTGAATCGTTGAGTCGTTACCCACACCTGCCCAGAACTGATTGTTCTCAACTCGATTCATTACCTCGAAGTTGAATAACTCACTTTCAATAACACCCCTACCCTTCAGAATATCTGCTTGAGTAACCTTACCGTCCTTGGTTAGATCGGGGAACTTTTTCTTTCTCTTTGCCATAATAAATATATAAATTACTTTTTCACACAGTCAGGGACCATGCGGTTACCCTTTTTTTTCATACCCACTTTCTTGTGAGTTTTCCAACAAGCTTCAAGGACTCTCTCAGCTAACGCCAAACGAGCACCTCGAACAATATCAGTGGAGCAATTCCATCTACTGCGAGCCGCTTTACCGCGCTCACCTGTCCACCCTCTACTTCTAGCACAGAATGACTTCCGACGTTTAGCCGGTTTACTGTCAGGCTTCAGCTTGGAAGGAGGTGTGGTCACAGCGGTCTTCAGGTTACCACCTGTCTTTCTGTTCACTGCATCGACACCCTTCTGTGTTAACCCAGCACCACTCTTAGTGGACCTCTTGTGTCCACCCTTCTGCGTCATGCCAGACATATCACCTTTTTCTAGCAAAGCTTGTCCAAATTTAGTTAACATGGCTATAATACTCCTATCCTATTTACCTCAAAGCCCTAATAAATGACTGATAAAAATTCAAAAGACTTTCTCAAAGATGGGAAAAGCAGTGTAGCACTAGTGGATCAAATGGTCTCAAGTCCAGCATTAAAAACTGTAAACGCTGCAAGATGCTCCTATAATAATGAAAAGGACACTTTTGAAAGCAAAGATAAGAAGCTGACTAAGTTTCTTTGGAAAAACGAACACACATCTCCCTTTCGTCATAGTTACTACACGTTCCAGGTTAAGCTGCCTATTTTTGTGGCACGGCAGCTAATGAAGTATCAAGTTGGTTCGGGGTTTAGGACGGTAGAAGCTGACGGGAGGGAGATTTTTATTGAAGAGTTTGATCACTTGTATGATAATGACAAGGGCTGCTCTTGGAATGAGGTGAGTGGGAGGTATACTCAAACCTCCGATGATTACTACATACCTCGGAAGATGAGATCAAATCCTCCTCACGGTAACAAGCAATCGTCTGGGGAGTATGAGAATCCTGTCAAGGAGTTCTCCATGGACTTTATGTATCCTGGTGAGATCATTGAGTATATGGAGGATCTTTGTAAGAGATCCCTCTATATGTATCATCGAATGGTTAGTAATGGGGTAGCTAAGGAGCAAGCGCGAGGAATCCTGCCTCAAGCTATGTATACTAAAGCCTATTGGACCGTGTCACTTCAGAGTATTTTGTGGTTCCTACACCAACGTCTTAAGCCCGATGCTCAATGGGAAATTAAGATGCTAGCGGAGGGTATCTTTGAAATTATGGAGCCTGAGTTAGAGCAGTTTGGAATCTGCAAAGAGGACCTATGAGGAAGTGCCTAATCATAGGTGATACTCATTATGACACTAAATGTGAAGGCTACTTAGAGAATCAAGTAAAATCCACTCTTAGGATTGTAAAAGAACATAAACCCACTCACATTGTATTCCTAGGGGACATCTACCATCACAGGAAGCCTACACCTGAGGTCATTGTGGCCGTTCAGAATATGTTCTATGCTCTTAGGACGCTGGCAGAGAATATTTACGTCTTGAGGGGGAATCACGATTCCCAGAATAGAAACGATGACGGCTTAACTGTCTTAGATACTTTAGAATGGCCTCACTCCCCAGTGCGTGTGGTAAAGCATACCATCTTAGACCCAGATTTAAACTTCCTACTTATACCTCACTACGAAGATGATGAGGTTATCAAAAAGCACTTACTTTCTGCAAAAAATGATAAGACCATTGCATTTGGGCATTTTAGCTATACTCCTAAGCATCTTGGCATTCGAGGCTTTGAGTCTTCTATTAAGTTAGATGACTTCAAGTGCAGAACTATTCTGGGTCACATTCACAAGCATCTTAAGGATGAGCACGTAACTATTCTTGGAACTCCTTGGACCACTAATTTTGGAGAGTCTGACAAGGAAAACTTTGTAGGTGTAATAGAGGAAACCCCTGACGGCTGGGGTCCACTTAATAAATTTAAAGTAGGATATGGTCCTAGGTTCTACGAGGCTCCTTATGACGCATTAGAGGCTATGGCTGAAGAGATTTCAGATCCTAATTACTTTACGCTTTTGAGAGTTACAGTCGATAAATTTACTGATGACCCTCCTTCTCTTCTGCGGTCGGACATTGCAAATAAGTTTAAAGTAGCTCATGTTGATCTGAAATTTCAACCTGTGTATGATGAGATGTTAAATGATCGGCTGTCGGGCTATGATCCTAATGTGCCATTGACTGTTATCGATACTGATATTATTGGAAAGTATATCGAAGAGCAGTGTTCCACAATTCCGAAGGAGAAGCTGGAAGAAGGGTTAAACATCATCAAAGACTATGCAGATCAAGAAGCTGAAGGCTAAAAACTTTTATTCGTTTAGAGAGCTACATTTAGACTTTTCTAAGATTAAGGGTATTACTAGGATCCTTGGTAGGAACAAGGATAGTGGAGGATCTAATGGGGCTGGAAAGAGTGTACTATTCGAGGCTATCACTTGGGGAATCTATGGCACCACTATTCGCAAGTCAACGGAGTCAGCCCTAGTCAACTCTCAGGCTGGGCAGGATTGCTCTGTTTGTATTGAACTTGAGAAAGAGGGTGTAGGTACCGTTGTAATTACAAGAGCTAAGAGACCTACTTCGCTGAATGTCGAGATTAATGGTGCGCTTATTAACAAAGCTACTTCTTCCCAAACTCAAGAGGCTTTAGAGGAGTTGCTTGAGAGCGACTACAAGTCCTTCTTGGCATCTGTAGTATTTGGGCAACACTCGACGTTTACATTTCTAGATTCATCACCTGAAGACAAACGTAAAATAATAAAGAATTGCTTTAATCTAGAAGACATATTTTCTAAGAGAGCTTCTGTGAAGCAGTTAAAGTCTTCATATCAAGGTGAATTAAAGGTTATCGGAACTCTCCTGGCTAACTTAATTAATGAAAAAGCGAACCTGGAGAAAGAAGTTCCTGATAAGAAGTATAAACTGGTCAGGCTTCCAAGTTTAGAAAACATCCTTAAGGCCGAAAGTAAAATTTCCGAAAATGAAAAGCAAATAAGAGATGCCCAGCGTGGATTGAAGAAAAGTCGTGACAAGCTTAGAAGGCTCAACGACTGTATCAAGGAGGGTGTGTATAAGCACGACAAGGAGTGCCACGTTTGTAAAAGCACCTACAGCAAATCTCAGTCTAAAAAAGATGTAGACATTCTAAGTAAAGAATCACAAGACTTAGGTAAGCAAATCAAAGATGAAGAAGATGTGATTAAGGGCCTCAAAGACACAAATGAGACCTCAATACCCAAGATAACTTCATCTGAGTGGGCAAAATACAATAAGAAAAATAAACAGATTGAGAATGCTCAAAGTAGTATACATAGACTAGCCCAAGTATCAACGCAGTTAGAAGAGTATGAGACCAGACGGTTTGAGCTTGATTCTTTACTTGAGGTTATGAAATTCTGGGAAACGGCTTTCTCAGAGAAAGGACTTATTCGATATATTGTTAGGAACATTTTGGATTATTTCAACTTGAGATCTAATGAGTATGCTTCAGTTCTGACTGGTGGTCAGTTCTCTTTGGAGTTTAACGATGAGCTTTCTGAAACCATTCGTAACAACAACGTAGAGACTAAGTATATTTCTTTATCTGGGGGTGAGAAACGGAAGGTCAACTTGGCTATTATGCTATCCCTTCAAGATCTTAGCTCAAAGATTTCGAGAACCGATTGTAACCTCTTGTTCTTTGACGAGGTATGTGATAATATCGATAATCCTGGTATCTTGGCAGTCAACAATCTTCTTCGTATGTTAGAAATCCAGAACCCTGAGAAGAAGGTGTTAGTAATTTCACATAATAATTATTTACAGGAACTTCTGGTAGATACTAACGCAATTACGGTTAGTAAACATAAAGGTATTAGTAAGGTAAAAAATGGCAATTAAGCAATTAGATAAGTTAGGGCAAGACATTTTCATGCAGCGTTACGCTTACCCAGGCGAGACGAAATACTCCGAAAGATGCAAGGTGATGGCAAAACACATCGCTTCTGTTGAAAGTGATGATGATATTGAAAAGTATGAGAAGAAGTTTTATGATGCCTTAAGTACGGGTGATCTTGTTCCTGGTGGTCGCATTATTTATGGTGCGGGTCGTAATCAGCAGAACCTGCTTAACTGCTATGCTATTGAACCCGAGGACAGTGTTGAGTCTATCGGTAAAACCATTCAAGATATGTACCGTATCTCCTGTGGGGGTGGTGGTATTGGATTTAATTTTTCTAAGATTCGCCCGAAGGGTGATGATATTGGCAATGTAAAGAACTCTGCTCCCGGATCTGTTTCGGTGATGCAAATGATTAATGAGGTAGGTAATCATGTTAAAGCGGGTAAGAATAGAAGAACCGCACTTATGGCGGAACTTAATGTGGATCATCCTGATCTACTGGACTTTTTGCACATTAAGCTGGATTTATCTCAGCTAACAAACTTCAATATTTCGGTGGCTATCACTGATAAGTTTATTGAAGCGTGTGAGAATAATGATAACTGGGAGTTTAAGTTTGGCAATAGAAGATACCAAGTGTATGAGGCCAATAGAATTTCTAGTGACGGGAATAATGAGACGGTAAATATTGTTGCTCTTTCCGAGGAGGATGCTCTGGGTAGAGCAAAACAACATCACCTTCGCCTATGGGATGATAAGTTTGAAAACGTCCAAGAGGTACAGTTCAAGGCTATAGACCTATGGAATCGTCTGTGGGAGAATGCTGTTAAGTCTGGTGAGCCGGGTATCTTTAACCTCTCGCTTACTAACAGATACACCAACATGTCGTACTTCCTTAAAATGAATGCTACTAATCCTTGTGGAGAGATTCCCTTGGATTCTTACGCTAACTGCTGCTTAGGGCACGTTAATCTTTCCAACATGGTGAATGAGGAAGGGGATGACATTGATTGGAACCGCCTTGCCAGAACCATTCGTACAGGCATTAGATTCCTTGATAATACACTGACAGCAAATCATTACCCGATTGAGGAGTGTAAGATTGCGGGAGACCGCTCTCGACGAATTGGATTGGGAACGATGGGCTTACACCACATGCTTATTAAGCTGGGGATTAAGTATGGTACTGATAAGTGCATCGAGTTTATTGATCGGCTTTACACTACAATCCGTAATGAGTCTTATCTTGCTTCAATTTACATCGCCCGAGAGCGTGGTTCGTTCCCCGAGTTCAATGCTAGAAAGTATTTGAATGAAGAGTTCGCTAAAACGCTTCCGGCTCGTATTCGAATGCTGATTAAGGAGCATGGTATTCGCAATGCTGTGATGCTTACGGCTGCTCCTACGGGTACTATTTCGATGGTGCATGGTGCTTCGACTGGTATTGAGCCTATCTTCGCTCCGATGTATAACCGTCGTTACCGTGAAGGTAACACCTGGAAGTCTACTCTTGTTCTTGATCCCCTGTTCAAGGAAGAGTTATTGAAGGGTAGTGACGGTCGCCATATTGTGGGATCTTATGATATTACTCCTGAACAACACATGGCTGTTCAAGCCTGTATTCAAAAGTATATTGATAACGCGATTAGTAAGACCATCAATCTACCTAATGATGCAAGCCACGAGGTTGTCTCTAAGATGGCACTTAGGTATGCTCCGTATCTCAAGGGCATGACGGTTTATCGGGCAGGGTCAAAGGGTATGGAGCCTTTGGAAGCCTTATCACCGACTGAGGAGAACATCGCTAAGGCCAAGGAGCTTATCGCTACTGAACAAGCCGAGACTGAGATGGCGGTTGAATCCTGTAAGATTGGCGGGGAGTGTGGAGCATAATGGTTGACCCCCTATTGGAAACTTATAATTGCAAGCATTGCGGAACTAGAAGTTCCGTCTTTGTGGAGAGGTCTGATGAAACTGGCTTATTCTACTACGAGAAAAAGGTAGGAAGAAGGATTCATGAGGACAAGGTGCCGGAGCACGACGGAACTGAGGATTGGAGTTACTAGCCTGATTGGCAAGGGGATTCAACTTATTGGCATAAGTATGA